CTGAGGGCGACCTAGATTAGCTAGGAATTGTTGTGAAAACGTAGCCATTGTTGTCTCCTTAACTAAACAAACCGCCTAAAGCAGAACTAGCTAACTGTGTACCAAAGCCTCCAGCAATACCTGCCTGACCAAGACCAGCCTGAAGCAGTGCCTCAAGACCTGTAGCGTACGTTTCTCCGTACGTTCTGGCTTGTTCTGACAAGGAAGCACGACGTTGTTCCGCACCTGTCATTCCGGGTTGTAGACCAGCTATCAATTGAGCCTGTGGTATGTAACTACCGGACAACATCCCCTGTCCTAACTGTGCTTGACGCATTTGTTCTTGTCCTGCAAACTGCATGGCGTTTAACATAGCTGTATTACGGGCTTCTTCCTGAGCCTTAGCTAACGTCAGTGCTTCAGGAGTACCGCCAAACGCAGCTGTTTGAGTGCCTAAACGTCCTTGTGCAGCCAGACGCTGTTCTAGCTCCAAACGCTCACGTTCTTGGCTAGGACTCATAGCAGTCATCATACGGTCAAACACCTGCTGTTCTCGTTCAGCTACAGGTACTGCCGCTTGTCCGTACATTTGTTGCGCTTGAGACAACAACTGTTGTTGCAGCGCTTGTTCTTCTGGAGACATCTGCATTTGGTACGTCATTTGACCCGTGGTCGGATCTTGCGTCATACCAAACTGACCGCCAGTAGCAGTAGTTACAGTGTACGGTTGGAACTCAAGCATACCGCGAAGTTCTTGAGCAAGTCCGTCTGGACCCGCCATTTCACGATAGGCTTGACTACCAATGTCGCCTATGTCTTCATAACCCCGTTTTGCTAAAGCAAGACCAGCCGCAGTAGCAGCAGCCCCGCCTAGATTAGAAGCACTCCCTAAACCCAAAGCATCTGCTAAATCCCAAAAACTCATAATAATTTACCTATCAAAGCCATTACGTTTATCTCCTGTAGTGATAGTTGAGAGCCATCTATTTCTGCTTCTAAGCCCACAACAACACTTGTTCCGTACCCTGTAGCGTTTAGGCTACGTTGGTTAGTTAAGGCACCACCAGTAAATTCTACGGTAGTGTATTCGCTTTCTCCAAAGAAACCAGTAATCTGGTCACCCACTGTAAATTCTGCTGTTGCATAGGTGCCTTTAAAATCATAGGCCCACTTCATAAAGACTGTTGCGTTATTAGCACCAACTAAAGTAGGCTTGAGTTTCTTTAGAATTTTTATTCTTGCGCTGTCACCAAACGTCAAACTTGGGCTGTAGTATTTAAATCGGTAACCTAAACCGTTGTCTTGATAACCTGTGTACTGACTAATGCCGTTTGACGTGCCTATGTAAAAGTCACCGTTGTCCAACCGTGTGTAACAACTAAACCCTGTAGACGGCCAACGTGTTACACGGTACGATCCATTTTCTGTTGTGCCTCGTACGTCGAAGCAGTAGGTGTTGTCTTGGCCTACAAATGTCAACAGATAAAAACCCTCTTCAGGACTATAGGCAGATCTAAAGAATGTGTTTTCTGTTTGCAGCGCACTAATAATGTCTTTCGTAATGTTACCAGATAGACTACTTAAGGGCAAAGACTTTTCTTGTATTGTCCTGCCAAAACTCTTAAGACCCGTGTGCGACAAAAACAAAACGTCTGTGCCGGTGTACTGAATAGTGTCCCTATCGACGCAACCAACACCAGCTACAGTATCTGCTAAGGCCATTGTCGCCGGGGCTTCTGCTCCTTCGTACACAACAATGCTGTGTTTACCAAAGATAATAAGAAGTCCGTTGTGTGCAGCTAAACCTACAATCTCGTCGTACCCGTCAGGCCAGACTTTAGATATGTCAATAGACCCACTAGTGCCGCCTGAGTAGTCATGACCTATCAACAAGTCAGACCAGTAAACAGTAGAAGGGCTGGTGCTAAGACCTGTTACCCAAAGACGACCGTAAGCTGACAGCACTTCGTTGCCTTGTACAACACCGGCAGCACCAGAAACTGAGTCTAGACGTACTACAGACGTACCGTCGTACACCAAAGGTGCATGAGAGTCTTGAAACAAGTACGCTTTGTCATTAAAGTTAACAATCTTCCAGTTGTCTGCTGTGATTGTGTAGCTACCGGGAGTCGCATCAGTTAATGTAGTAGTGCCTGTGAATATTTTGTTGTTGCCTACAGACAAAACTACATTACTGCCGCTACTTCTTTCAAACTCTTTGATTGCTCTAATTGTTCCAGAGCCTAACGCTGTCTTGTCAGTTGTAATAACACTATGACCTTTACGTGCCGCAATACGACCACGTTTGTCGATAACAGCGTTGTCTGCAATTTCTGCAAACGACGGGTCTTGTGCTAACGGCGAATCTTCGGTGTTGATACCTTTGAAGGCCGGTGCTACAAGATTGATACTCTTTAATTCTTGAGCCATATCAAA